CATCAACAGACTGTAGTCGGCCGGTTTGGAAATCATAGATAGCGCCTTTAGCTGGCCCAGTAAGACCAGTGTGCCGGCATTTTAGTACAGCTATTTTAATTGTGTTTCTTTCTATTGCTTCCGCAGCATTCATGTTTCTTGCAAATGCAATGATATCCATTGAAATTTGCTTCGTTGAACCTGAACCTCGAATATCATCGAGATTAGGCATCTTACCATCTTCGAAAGACTTGCCTGAATTAGGAGTCTTCCTTAGATGTGACACAAGACCAATATGAACATCATGCCTTTTCACAATTCTTAGTAGGTTGTTCATGGTCTTGTCTTGTGCTTCAAGTCCTGTCAGACCCTCGACACCCTCTGAGATAAGGATTGTCAAGTGGTCGATAAACAAATATTTACAGCCAATCAGACACATATACTCCAGCAGATCAACAATAGAATCATCGTTCATCGAACCCTGATGGTCTAGAACGACTACCCTGTCTTCTCCAAAGACTTCTTCAAAACCTACCTGAAGCTCTTCAATAGGAATCTCTTCAGCGGCTGGATTTCTGCTTAGCGCTAAGCCTGCTAACTTTCTTGCTGACTCTGCCGGTGCCTCTTCAAGTGCAACAAGACCAATCTTAGCATCTGTTGTTTTCAAAAGATGATAGATAATTTCACGAATTAAGGACGACTTCCCTGAGTTGTGGGTTACGATAAAATTACCTAATACATAACGATTGTCACCGTCTACCTCAAAACCATAGAAGTCATCTTCCGGTAGCAATTCTACAGTAAAAGAATATCTATTAGGGTCTTTTATTTGTTTTCTCGCTCTTGCCTTCTTATATGAGAGAGCGACAGGAATGCTCTCCAGATGTTCACCGCTTATCCATAGTCTGTAACAATTTCCAAATTTGTTATTTTTTTGTTTTCCTAAGGAGCAGGCAAAGCCTAGAGATTCTGCGAGGCGCTTAACCTGTAATGTAAAGTCTAAGCTTTTTTGAGAGAACTCATACATGTTTTTTGTATCGTCATAGCAACCGTCTGTATCTAAGAGACCGGCCAAAAGCTCTAATCTGTCTTCGACACAGGCTACTAAGTATTCCTCCGGTATGTGTTTGTTTTTAAACACGTTAATTCTCTGAAGATCTTCCCTAAGACCGCCAGGAGAGTTCCACGCGAACTCATTAGAGCCTTTGTAGATATTAAGGCCAAGATATTTTAGTTTATCAATAATCGCAGTGTTACTTTCATGGCAAGATATAACAGCACTATCTTTACTACCATCTCCAAGCCAAACACCTAAAATATATGGATGTAGTGTTTTGATTCGCCTTTCTTCAAAGAGTAGTGTTTTTGTTTTAAATGCTTTAGACAAATGCTTCCTCTTTGCAGACCATTTCAGATAATCTGTAACCTTTACATCAACAATTTCACCTTTTTGTAACCCCCATCTACCTTCGTGGTCATTATTGACAACCGAAATAATGTGAGACTGATTGCACACAAATGAAGAGCCGTCTCTCAAAGTTATACGTGCCATCGGTTCTCTTCCTCTGTACAGGCGCAGAACTGTTCTCGGCATACTATCAGGGCCGATAAGCAGATCCCCAACTTTCACATCTTGAGCCTTAATCAGAGAGCCGTTGTGCATAAGCACTTCAGTATCTTTGGCCAAGCAACCTGTCCCAGATACGTACAGTGCGATCTCTCCTAGACGCATACCCTTTGTCTTTTCATTAACTCCGCTTAGACAATCTGGATAAGGGACAGACGGTGTGTTGTTATAGTTTACAAGAGCGTTCCAAAGGTTCTCCTTCGTAATGATTCCTGCAGGTGTATAAGCTGCCGCATCCCAGATCATTTGATTCAAAGCTTCTGAACCAAGCTTCACTAGGACGTCTGAAGGATCTTTGCAGTCCGGCGGAAAGACAGGAATACGTGCTTTATCTATGCCGACGATCTTGATGGCTTTAGAAAGCGCCTCCTTACCTGCATCGTCGTTGTCCATACAAAGAACAACTTCTTTAAAAGATCTTATCCACTCCCGTATTTCTAAGAGATTATCTACTGAGGCAGCTGAAGGTAAAGCAATGACAGGATAGATTTTTCCCCACCTTGTCATTGATGCCTGAGCTACTGCAAGAGCGTCTTCCTCTCCTTCACAGATTACAAGACGTTTTCCTCCGGGAGCAAATAACTCTTTTCCAAATACTTTTCCACTACCGTTGATCCATTGAAACTCTTTTGGCATCTTGCGTATCTTGTACGCATAAGTGCTATCAGACTTTTGGTAGGGATAGCATTTGTAAGCGATTTCACCTTCATCATCAAAGGCACTTTTTACGCCGAAGAACTCGCATACTACTTTTGTTACTCCACGTGCTTTAAAGCCTCTTACAGGGAGCTCTTCAACCTCTTCAAGCGTTAGCCAGGCAAACTGCGATCTTGATAAAGATGGAGGTTTTTTGATCATTTTTGCAGCACCATCAGGAGGAAAAGATTTCTTACAAGACCAGCAAAAACTTCCGCCATCCTCAAAAATATTTCTTGCGTCAGAACTTCCACATTCACAAGGTTGGTGTGAAAGCACCACTTTGCCTTTCGTAGGTTTCATTCATTGAAGGCCTTGATAAAGACAGCCAGAATCATTAAATTAAATCCGGCAAAGAAAAATTCTTTATATGTCCACTCATTCACAGGCACCTCCATTACAAGATTATATCCAGAAGCAAAGAAAGCTACAAGCGCAAATACTGCAACAATAGAGAAAACTAGCTGAGCAACAAATTTCATAACTTCACTCCGGTTAGATCACTGAGTCGCTTTTTATGTCTTTCAGTGATAGATTCTGTAATAGTCCAGGATACTTTGTTTATAAGACCATTGTGCCATTTATCTCTGTTGGCGAGTGCTTCAACCATACAAAGAGACCAAGTTTCTGCATACCCGAGAGTACCTCTTTTGTAGTACTGTTCAAGAACATAGAACTTAAACAGTTCTTTACCATTCCTCTTTATTGAGGCGACAAGCTCTTTACAGGAAGAAGTATAGTACTTCCAATTGCTCTCTTCTCCTTTATTTAGCTTTCCTGTACCTCTGAATTGCTTCTTACCAAGATAAAACTTGTTCTCGATAGTGTCATGGATTAGGTAAATAAATCCAAATGCTTTTTCAGAGTCAAGCACTTCAGGAAAATCCCAATGACCGTTAGGGCCAAGAGCTGCTTTGTTTACCCTGACACGAGGTGTTGCAGCTTCTGCAAGCAAATCTGCAGCTTTGTAGATCTTTGGTGCTTTAGGTTTTCTTACAACATCTTCAGGAAGCTTTGTAACTCTCTTCTCTAAAATGTTTCCTTTTTCATCCACAAGGACTTTTCGAATTTTCGGTATTGCCATAATACTCCTTTAATTTCTTCATATCACACTTCCTCAAATTTCCTAAAGAACTCATTGCGTTCACGCACAAAAACATCTACATGATCTTCATCGTCCGCTTCTACATATGCAATATACTCTTTGTTTTCTCGTCCATTTGTGCATTCAAGACACTCATGAAGCATCTTATAAATGTTACCAGTCTTGAGATGTTTGAAATATCTTTTCATTTTCCAGGTACCTTGAATTTCTTTGTAGGTGTTTCTGTTGTTTCAACCAAAGGCTTAACTACTCTGCTTAAAGTAGGTGTAGAGAGCTTTTGGGGTATTTTAGGTGTTACGGTCGGAATCTTTAAAGGTTCTTCTTTCTTTTCTTTGGGTTTGTCAGAAAGAGACTCTAAAAGAAATGGAAGGATTTCAGCAACAACAGGCCAGTCAGAAATCGTAAAGAAATCGTCATAATGCTTGCTCAGATATAGCATCTTGCCATTTGACAGAAGCATGTCATACCACCTTTCTTCATAGTAGTTAATGTACATGTCGACTACACTTTCTTGCATGTCATGCTCATTAACACACGAAGCTAGCGCTGCTTCTGCTTTTTTAGGTCCAATACCTGGGATACCAGGAATATTATCTACGTTATCTCCTTTTAGGAGTTGTTCATAGAAATGTTTCTTAGCTTCGAAATGTCCAATAGTTCTTGTTAGACCTGTTTTAGGGTTGTAGTGTTTTCCCGGAATACAGAACAAGTCTTTGTCAATAGAAACAACCGTATAAGCATCACCTGCAGCAATGGCTTGATAAGACCATATTCTTAGGAAATCATCAGCCTCTCGATTGAAAGCTTCGATTGCAAGAGATTCTTCTACAGCTCTTTTGCGTATCAGAGGAACAAACTTATTCGCCTTTGACACATCTTTGTGTCTATTCATCTTGTAATCAGGATACAATAAATTCCTAAAATTAAAAGATGATTTTACAGCCATAAGGTAGTCAGGCGACCAATGTGTTTCACAGATATCATCAAGCAATTTTAGAAAGTTTTTCCAAGACTCCTCAAGATATTCTTCGTCTTCCTTTAAAGAATAGCTAGTATTCTCATCAAAACCCCCTTTCGGGGGCTTCCTTTCTTTGCATGCCATATATGCAAGAACATCTCCATCAATCAGTAACAACATGCAAGCTATCCTCTTCAATACACTCCCATAGATAGATTTGGCGATTACCTCTTAGACTGCAAATAGGTGCATAGTTGAAGTAGACAGGTATAGGAAAGTCGGAGG